GCTTCAGGAGTCGTTGGGTTTGGGTCACTTCAACTGCTCCTTGACGTTCGTGAGGAACGTGATGAGTTCGTCGATGTCAGCGCGGCCAAACCAGAAACCGTCGATGCTTACCTTAGCCGCAAGGCGCTCTTCCGGTATGCCTACATCGGCGAATGCACTAAGTTCTGTTGTCTCCAAGCCGAGCAGTTCTTCGAAATCGTCGGGGTTCAAGCGGTTCATTTACTCTCTCTCTTTGGTTCTGCTAACCATTCGGGGGGGATTGTTTTGTCGGCGTACTTGAATCCGTTCTTCTCGCACCAGGTGGCGTAAGTCGACTTGGATCCCTTGTACAGCGGGGAGGCACTGCGGGTGAACACGAAGCGGACATCGAGATGCGGGTGCTGCTTCTTCACGGCCAGATGCTTGGTGCGATCCGCCGAGTCGAAGAGGCCCTTGCCCTCGACGATGATCCCGTTCGCCAGGATGAAGTCGGGGTTGTAGTTGTGCGGGATCGAGTAGGGGACCTTGAGGGACTCATAGGTGTACTCGACCCCGGCTTCGTCCAACTGCGCGGCGATCTTGTCTTCCAGACCACTGCGCAGCTTCGCCTTCACCTTGACCACCTGATTCTTCTTGGAGAACCAGTTGGCCTTTGCGGCTCGGGCACGGATCTTCATCAGAAGTCGACCGGGCCTTCCGACTGCTCGCCGGATTCGTCGCTCGAGTCGCTGTCGTTGAAGTTCGCCGGTTCCGAATTGTCGGCCACGTAGCCGTCATCGTCGCCTTCCGACTCGTCACCGAAGCCACCACCACCGCCCTCGACGAGCTTGATGATCTGGACGTCGTTCAGGTAGGCCGTAACGCCACCACCGAAGCCCTCGTAGCTCGAGAAGGCACCCTTGACCTTGATGGTCGAGCCAGCGATGCGCTGCAGGCCTTCCGTGTTGCGGATCGGATTCCCTTTCGCATCGAAGAGCTTCGGCTTCTTCTTGCTCTTGAACGTGAACGTGACCGTGTCGTCATCGTTCTCGACGAACGGCATCTTGATACCTTCCGGCATCACGACCTTCTTGGTCTTCTTGTCGAGCACCGCCAGTTCGTTGGCTTCTTCACGCGCCAGGTCCATGAGGGACTCGGCTTGCGCTGCCGGGATGGTGATGCTCGTCTTGTACTTGCCCTCGGCGTCGAACTTGGTGTCCGGCGTGACGAGGTTGGAATAGCCTGCAGCGCCCTTCGGCGTCGTGAAGTTTTTCATGAGGTGTGGTCAGTCGTTGAAGTAGGGGTCTTGCGGGATGAAGGCGTTGCGGCCCTCGAGGGAGTTGAGGTCGTAGCCGAGGGCCATGAAGCCCGCAGCAACGTCCAGGGGCATCGGGTCATCCGTGCCAAAATCGAAGTTCAGTTCTGCGTCCATTGTGTAGTCCGGATTGAGTTGTACAAGATCGTGTTGTACAAGAAAAACAACCCGGGGCAAAACGCCGGGGCCTTTCTTCTTAAAGTGTCGATTAAATCGGATCGTGTTGTGTTGTACAGCTTTTCAGCCCCGCCAAAAACGGCAGGGCCTTTCTTCTTAAAGCGTCGACTAAATGCAAATAGGCCCCGTAGGGCCTCGTATTACATGGTGTTGTACAGCGTCAGGCGAAAGCGTAGAGCGACCGCTTGATGTCCTCCAGGTCCAGGGTGCCCTTGGTGGGGATGCCGAGCTTGCCCAGGTCCTTCATGCTCTTCTGCAGCTTCGTCATCACAGCGGCGTCCTCGCAAGTCGAGACCAGTTCCATCATGTCGTCGACCGCATTCGTCAGCACGCCCTCGAGCGGCTCGTTGTTCTCATAGAGTTCGACGAACGCCTCGCGGATCAGCGCGTTGAACTTCGGCATCTGATTCGGCAGGGCAGCGAACGAGTCGTGGATCAACAGGAAGTCGTTGATGCCATTGTCGACGCTATTAAGGACTACTTGCATTAGATGCGCGCTATCGAGGGAATGCACAAAATTCGGCGCGATGGAATTGCGCTGCTTGTGCTCGAGCAGTTCCTTCGTGTAGCCCACGGTGACCTGCGGGGTGTATGTGGTCGGAACGGACAGCGCTCTGTTCCACAGGGTCGTTTGGACGCGCTTCGTGTTCGGCTTGAAGTACGCGTTCTCCACCGGGAGACCGAGGGGCGTGACCCACCGCACCGGGATGTTGTGGCGGGCCAGGATGCCTGCGACCTTCTGCAGCCATTCCATCGCAGCGGCAGCGGCCTTCACGGTCTCGGTCACGGCCTTCATGATGTGAGCAGCCATGTAGTGCGCAGCCGGGACTTGCTCTGCCCACTCAGTGCCGAAGGTCTCGCGACCCTTGCCTTCCACGTCGATGATGTCCTCGACCAGCTGGTCCGCGAATCCCTTCTGACGGCTCCCATATACAAAAGTCATAGTGGCACGCTTGGCCACCTTGCGGTCGATGCCGTACTTCAGCCACTTCTCGGCCATCGGGGCCTTCTCGGGATCCTGGAGGTCAGCTTCGACCAGCGGGAGCACGATGGACGCAACCTTGCGGTAGACGTCCTGCGGGAGTTCCGAGGGCAGCAGGTTCACGTACGAACCGCCTTCCGGATCACGCAGCAGCGCAGAGAAGTGTTGGAGGCCCGAGCACGAACCGTCGACAGCGACCGGGATGTGGCAGACGTAGCCTTGCGGGTCCTTCAGGTAGCCGTCGAGCGCCAGGCACGCGGCCAAAAAGCAGAACGGGCTGTCGGCACCGCGCCAGAGTTCCAGGGACGCCAGGGGATCCTCAGCGATGGCACGTACGGTCGCCAGGTTCGCATCGGTCCACTGCACGCGGGCGTCGTGAGCCATCTTGTCGACCGCCACGCCATCCACCTTGAATGCGCCCGTGGTGGCCACATGCCACTTGAGCCAGTAGACGCCGTCCTCGTTCAGCACCTCGCCGTTCGCAAGCTCGTACAGGCCCTTGCAGAAGTCAGCGCGTTGGTGATTGAACCCGGGCTTCGCGTAGACACGGCCACGCCAGTCCAGCGTGTGCGGCTGGAAGAAGGGCGACTGCACGTAGTTCTTGGCCTCAGCGATGGCTGCACGGATCGCGTTGCGCTTCGCACGCACCGCAGCGTTGTCCTTGCGCATCTGCATGGCCTTCTTCGGCTCTTCTTCCTTGGCGATGACCACGGGCTTCCCCGGGACCTTGCCGACGGCGATGCCTGACGAGAAGCAGTGCTCGAGGACCTCGAGGACCTTGGCGTTCAGCATCAGGGGCACGTCCTGGACAGCGTTCAGGGCACGGACGAACGGGGCACCAGACTGCGCGGCCTCGTCGACCAGCTTGCGCACCTTCTTGTTCGGCGTAGCCATCAGCGGGACCGTCTTGGCCACGCGCAGGTCGTTGTAGGCACCAGTGTCGATGGCCGTCCACGGGTTCGGACGGGTCACCATGGGCTGGTAGACGGGGTGCATCCACTGCTGGATCTCCTTCATGCCGTCCATCTCCGTCTGGGCTTCCTCGGTGAACTTGAGGACCGAGCCGTTGGTGAATTCGTTGCCCTCGATCACGTCGAACATGTCCATCGCAGGCATCACGATGTTGATGAGGCCCGTGCCGATCTTGACCAGCAGGTCCGTGGGGGCCTCTTCGCCGGCCTTCTCGAGCAGGGCCTTGCCCTTTTCCTCGCCAGCACGGGCCGAGGTGACCTTGCGACCGACCAGCTTGTTGATTGCGGCCTTGGCTTCCTTGGTCGCCTCGTCGGTGACCTTGATGGCCTTGGCTTGCTCCGCGAGCTTCTGGCAGGCCAGTTCAGCCTCGACCTCAAAGCCGATAGCGAGCGCCATGGCGGTGATCGGGCGGTCCGTGGCCGCGCCATTGAACAGCACACGCAGCGTGATCGCCGTGAGCAGGTCCAGGTCGACCGACTTCAGGGCCACAGCGTGCGGAGCAGGGCGTCCGCGGCCCTTTGCGGCTTCAGCGGCTGCTGCCAAGGCCATCGCCACAGCGGCCTTCTGGAACGCCGAGGTGAACAGCTTGCCCTGGTCGCGGGTGATGTCACCGGAGTACAGAGCACGCTCGTTGTTGTCCGCGTAACGCTGCAGACCACGGTCGATCATGGACTGCTCGAGTGCGGCCTGGCGGGTGTAGTCCAGGTCGATGGTTTCCAGCATCTCTTGGTCAATCAGGTTCATGTCGTGTGCTCCAGTATTGGTCGGACGCTTCGTTCAGCGCAGATGCGTATCCTACCAGAGAGTTGCGTGTGGTTCAACACAGAGTTGTACAAAAAGTTTGGACCAGGCTTGAGACGCCTGTCTACTTCAAGTGTCGAGTAATTCCACCCCCTTGATTTCATTGGGATTTTCTTGGAGAACCTCGAGATTGAATTAGTCGACACTTTAAGAAGAAGACCCCCTCAACCTCGCCGAATATCCTCCCGGGTGGCGACCAGGAACGAGACCAGTGATGAAATAATAGGCAGACCACGAATTAGTCGACACTTTAAGAAGAAGACCCTCCATGGGGGGTAGGGGGGCCTTAGAGTCCCTAGGATCCTTAGGGTTATTCCTAGGACCATAGAATCTGAGAGATGTTTTTCATTAAGGGTGTTTTTCTGGTACTGAACCAGAGGGACACCTGATGTACCTTTGATTCACTTGATTCACTTGGATCACCACGAGAGTCCCCAGGACCCTATACACACCGAGGCGACACAGCGCCATAGAGCAGACCACAATGGTCGCCCTCGGGAACGCTAGGGACTCCCGTGTTGGTCCTTTTTCTGTACAACACAACACGACACAATATGGCATACAAAGACGCAGCCGCACGCTCGGCAGCAGTAACCCGATGGCGGCAGCGCACCAAAGAACGTGCCATCGAATTCCTCGGTGGGAAGTGTAGGGTGTGCGGGTACGCTAAGTGTCCCGGTGCCCTGGAGTTCCACCACCTCGACCCGGATGAAAAAGAGTTCGGCTTCGGCACGGGCCACACAAGGGCTTGGGCACGTATGGTTGAAGAACTCAAGAAGTGCATCTTGCTGTGCGCTAACTGCCACCGCGAAGTGCATGCGG